ATCTATAACAGTAAAATCATCAATTGACTGAAGGGTAGCATCATCAGAACCTGCACTACTATATGTTGGTGACTCAACAAAAGTTTCTAAGTATAAATACTCTGCTAGTGTATATCCTGGGGTATAATTAGAAGTATGTTGTACTGCATCATACATAACCAAATCTTCGATATAAAAGTCAGAAGGACTAACCTTTGCATGATCAGTTCCAATAAAGATCGTATTTTTACTTGCCCTGGTTCCGGTCATTGTTCCAGTTGTTCCAGTTTTTATGCCATTAATAAATAAATTTGTTTCACCATTTGTTAAATCCCAGTTAGCCTCTATCTCATAGGTTGTGCCAGATACAGGATTAAAAGTACCTCTCACATCAGTTTCATTATTGGCATCATCCCTAACAGATAATATTAATTTGTCGGATGATTGCCTTACACACATTCTACCGACTATGGATGACTCATTTGCGCTCGTAAAGAAAAACTGATCGACAGCAGGATGCCCACTGTAATTGGTGGTTAGTTTAAATTTGACCGCTCCAACCTGTGAACCAGGTTCATTGTTTGTAGAGTCATATTTCACATACTTGAGTGTGTTGCCAGTTAGATCAAGTTTGTTATTGGTTATGGTTGGACTACCAATACCTGTCCCAGTTAATGTTCCACCGCCTGAGTTTAGGTCTATACTACTTGTATATGTAGCCCATGAAGTGGAATTGGCCGGTGCTTGGCTTTTTTGCTCTATCTTACCAGCATTAAATTCAGCCTTTGTATTGTCGTATGTAAACCCAACATCACTTGAAAAATCTTCAGTAAATGTTTGATTAGCATAATCTTGAAGCCTAAGCTTGGCCTCTCCATTAGCTATAATGATTTTATCTGCGTCAAAAACCCAATCGTCTGGGTTATTAAATGTTAGTGTCTTTGATGTTGTCATGCGTCAAATGCTCCTAAAACATAAATATAAGCACTTTCAGAAGACACTACACCATAAATATTATTGCTATTGCCCTTCTTTACCCTGAAAGACATTGTCTCCCCTGGTGAGATAGGAAAAGTATCAGCTCCGCCAGGAGTTATCAGGTTGTTGTCTCCTATCCAAATAATAGCACCAGTATCGACATGTTTAATATAAATTTGTTCTGCGTTATCAGGAACGTTAATAAAAGTAGGGGTAGTTGTTATATTAGTTCTTATTGAGCCAAGGGAATTATTTGTCTCAGATACAACCCTTCGATACGCCGTAGTTGTTTTTTCTAAAAAAGATTTACGCTCAATATCTGGTATAGGTGTTTGTCTCATGGAATGTTCCCTTTTCATGGAAAGAAGGAACCTCAAAAAAATGAGATCCCTTCAGTTACGCTTGAACCTAATATTCAAGGGACATCCTTAGAATTTCATAACTTCCCAAACAAAAACCAGCTTACCAGCAGTAAGGTCAGCAGCTTCAATTGAGAAATTCAAAGTAGCATCAGCAGCTAATTTAATAAAACCAGCGTCACCGCCTGTAGTAGCAGCAGTTGGAGAAACAACAGCCCCCAAAGCAAATGTAGCTACTGGCTCAGAGTTCAAGAAAGCATCAGCAGTCGCACTAGTCTCAACGGTCAACAATGCAGAACCGCCAGAAGTACAAGCCGTTTTAACTTTAACAGCTAAAAGCCTAACCATGATGGCATCGCTTGCGCCAGCAGTCATCACATAGTCGCCCGTTGCGCCTGTGTCTTCAGAAAAGTCGTAAGTTGTTTCAAAAATATATGAGTTGTTGGAGAATGGCGCTCCCAAAGATCCTAGTCTTAACATATCAAACCTCTTTATAATTATTATTCGTTATTAATTGCGCTTTTTTCGCTTTGACCATTGTTGCTGGTCTATCCAAACAAACCCAAACGCCATGCATGCTGCCAGTAAAAACCCATGATCCAGGTACAACCTCTGATGGGCAATCAATAGCGAGCAAAGCCTTTTTAAGTTTTTCAGGATCTCGACCTTGCACAAAAACCAAATTGTTGTAGTTCATGATGTCCCTCGTTCACTAATATTAAGCAGCAGCAGTAACTTTGTAGCACTTCTTAGCGCCGTCGATGCCTAATTTTGCGCCGAAAACTATATCTGCGCTGATCGCATATCCAAATTTTCCAGCACTGTGTAAATCAGATACTTTGAATCTGACTTCAGTTTGAGCTGCATAAAGTAGAGCCTCTGGAACAAAAGCAAAAGAAGAGGCAGCAGTTAAAGAGTCGTCTTCGTAGTTAACGAAACCATAACGACTTTGACCAGCTTGACCGTTGATTCTTGCGCCATCTGTGAAGCCATAGGTATCAGCTACCAAATTGTTGTCAGACAAAAAGTCAGAGAAATATTGTGGTGACATTAAATGATACCAAGGACTTGTCTTAGGCCAATGTGCCAATGCGCAAGCTTCTCTCATGTTCGCCATGATAGTGTTGCTCATTGCAGCAGTAGAGCCGATTGTATGATCTGGGTTTGATGTAGATGGAACAAGTAAGCTATAGAGGTATTTGTTGATCTGACGACCAATGTCATGGATCATTGCTTGACGGATTTGTGGGTTTCTTGTTGGATCTATTAAAGATTGAATCTCAACTAGGTCTTCAAACTCATATGCTGAGGTTGCTCTTTTATCAGCTTTCAGCTCAACGTAGCTTGTAGAAAGCTTGTTAGCTGTGTAGCTATCAGCGTCAACACCAACAGTCTTGAGATCTGTCTCAGGAGCATTGATCTGATAAATCTTAACGGTATCACCTTGTCTTTTGATCTCGCCTTCGTATTGCTTAGAAACAAGACTAGGCAAAAGAAAAGATTCTCTCAATTCTTGTGTTGCGATTGGTGACCAAAAGGTCTGAATCTGATTTTGAACATCTGCTAATAGAGTCGTAGACATAAAAATAAACCTCCAAAGTTTTAAAATAAATCCTTGGAGGCCACAGAGATTACTTTGTAGAGAAATCAACCTCGTGAAATCTCTTCCGCATCTCTGCACTACTCCCAAGGGCTTTCCATTGTGAAACAGTTAATTTAGTCCCATTTGAAGTTCCTGGCTTATTAGCTGGTAGGTCGCTTCTTTGCTCGACGATCAACCTTGGATGCTCTTGGCGAAACATATTGACAGAATTAACAAGAGAATCCTGATCAATTTGGCCTTGATCATCTAGTTTGATATTATCGATTGGGATTAAATTATAATATTTTGATTCTATTTTAGCGTTTCCCATCGCAGACAAGAAAGCACTAGTTTTTCTGAAATCAGTGATATCTTTGTTTGTACGTTCAAGTTCTGATCTTGTCAAAGACAATTCCTCGTCTTTCTTTTTCAAAAGCTCTTCGTACTGCTTATCGGCTCTAAGCCTTGCCTCTTCTTGCTGACGATCTCTTGCTTCGATTTCTGCCAGCTTTGCGATAGCATCGGCATGTTTAGCCTTAAGGTTTTTCATCTCGTTAACGGTTCTTTTGTATGTCGACTGCCTTATGCTGATTAGATCAGCGTTGCTATCTCCATCTTTAGGAAGCTCGTTATCAAGTAGATTATCATCATTGTTATGATTTTCTATAGCCATAATTTAACACCCCTTGAATTTAATTGTCAAACTTTACCAAGATCTTTTTTATAAAGATCTGATATAAATTTTATTATAGTTGTCACTTCAGACTTTGCCAAACGTATGAACTCCCTGCCCTGAGCCGATTGATTGCGAGCTTTGTCTTGGTTTTTCTTGTCGCTCCAACCGATATTAAAGAAGTCTTTAGTCAATTTTGTGAGCTTAAGCCTGTCGAGCATTTCCCCAGAGAAGGTAAGGTTCGAGTCCATTCCGTTTGCGGCATCAGGATGCCTTGCTTGTGACTGTCTCCATATTGCATATTTAGGAGATACCTTCTTTAACGTCTTTCTATAGCCGAACTGGTTTTTAACTCCTTTGCCCTCGCCTCTTGTCCTATCGACGATGATCTCTATGGTTTTATTACCAATGAGCTTCATATTTTTTTTGGTGACTACCTTATCCAAAGCCTTTGCGAGCTGTTTAGCGACTTGCTTGGCATTACTTTTTTTCGCCATGTCCCTAGTCCTCCAAAGCAAATGGGTTGTAACCTTCTGGCCCAAAACGATCGGCTTGTCTTTTTGGTTTGGCTTGCTCTTTTGTTTGCTTTTCATCTTTTGATGAGACTTTTTTAATAAGGATATTAAGATCCTTTTTAAGAATATCGAGAAATGGCCGAGCCTTTCCAGGTATGGGGGTATCTTTGCCGTATGTCCCCAGGATATTTCCCTCGGCTTTTCCCTCTTGTCTTGATCCTGACTTGTAGCCAATGGTGATTTGCCCAGGCTTTGACATAGATTTAAAATACTGCATAGCCCTGAGCATCTCGTCATTCAATAAAAGGTCAACGGGGCCAGATTTCCCAACCCCTTTTTGACGAGCATAATTTTCAGAATACTCGCCAGCCTTGCCCGTCCATTTTCTATTGTAGACAGAGTGGCCTTTGAGGGTTCTCTCATATATGTAGCCCATGACTTCACGGGCTATTTGTTCCCTTTCCTCAGAATCAAAGCTCTTCGGTATTTGTAGAGTCAGTTTGGTTTCTGTCTTGTTGCGTTCCATATTGAATGACCTCTATTAGTTCCTCGTCTTTAATTTCCTGAACTAGCATATCAAGCTCATCATCTGCTATGCCTGGGTTTAAATCCATCAAAGCCCTTCTTTTTGTCGTAAGGCCAGCTTGAAGCTCTTTTATAACCGTATCAACCATAGAATTTCGATCAAACATTGGAGCTTGAGGCTCGAAATCTACGGATACATAGGCGGTAGGCGAGAATGTCCCAAAGTCATCAATGAGGCCTTGTTCTTTCCAAAAAGGGTAAATCTTTTTCAAGAGAAGCTCCCAGAAATCAAACTCCATTTTTTTATAAATCATGACCTGGGCTTTTCTTAGGTCTGTTATATCTGCCTCGTCAATCAGCTTTGCAATACCGCTTGATACGTTTGTCGTGGTCACGTTGCCCATTGATGAGGGTTTGATGCCTTTGGTGTTGAGCCACATTTCAAGATGAGTGATTGCTAAATTGATGAGTTTATCGATATCTCCTTCGGGTTTAATAACCCCAACGGAGGGGGCTTTGTCGGATTCTGGATCTGACTTAAAGTTCCAAAAGGCATTAGGAGCCATGACCATATCGGCATCATCGACATCTACACCATAGAGAATAGAAAATGCAGTGTACTTTGCGATATAAGCCGTATCGGTCAAGAGAAGAGGGATCAATAGGGCCATGTTAAGAGAATCAACCTGTTCAAGAGGCATAACAAGATTATTTGATCTGTTTAGGTAAAGAAAAGGTTTTTTCTCGTACGGGATAAAGCCGTCTTGTCCCATTTCGGCCATCTCATCAGCTCTTATCACGCCACGAGAATCGAATATAACAAATTGCAAATCTGAATATGCCCAATATGTCTCGTAAGTCCCTTGCTCATCAATGCCTTTGTTCATCATGATGATAATAACGTCTGCACTGGACTCATCTGCTTGGGACTCATTTTTGATCAAAAACTTATGGTTTGGTGTTGATCTTACAAATGGCTTTCCATCGTTCATGCCTATTTGTAGCAATGAGTATTGATAGAGGTTAAAAAGCTCATTATTGAGGTTAAGCTTTTTGTTGATATCTAGCAGATCCTCGAAACGCTCAAGGATTTTCTTATCTTTTTCAGATCCTCCGACGACAGTCCTTTTTGGCTCTTGTTGATAGATTTTAGAAATCTTATCGATGAGTCTTTCCAGGATGTTTATCGTGACCATTCTTTCTTTGGCTCTTGCAAAAGTCTTATCACCAAGGTCTGCCCTGACTTTCTCGGCAAGCACGTTATAGATTTGCCCCTCATAGATAGTAAAGAGCTTCTCATTTATAAAGAGGCGTTCTTTATTTTTTTCGATATATGGCAAAAGATCGTCTTTGATGTAATCGGGGTTAAACAGATCAACCATTTTTATAAGCTCCTACTGCTTGATTTTTTCCCATCCATTTTTTTGATCATGCAAATCGCATAACCAAGGGCCGTTGTTATGTGCTGATATGGATAGCTATCGTCTTCGATATAGTTTGAACCTTCCTTTAGCTTTGTTAATTTTAAACCTTTGTCGAGAGTCTTGCAATTTTTATAAACGAATAGCCTACGTTGTCCGAGTGAGTTCTTTAAATAGGCGTTTACTATGTTATGCCTTTTTCTTATCGGTGGATTGCTTGGAGCTACCTTTCTAATAAAATTGATCCCAATATCTTGGAGATGATCGTAGATAACTTGGTAATCCGTTCGTTTTGATCTTGTATCTCTGTGGGAGCCAGCGGCATCTCCCGTTATCATATAGAGATAATTCGGCATCAAAAGGCCTCTTTCCTCCAGATCGTTCATAACATCCTGAGTCCTGGCAGATTGAATGACAGACTCAGCAAAGGCATGGAACTCATCATTAGCCTGATCATATTGGAGGAGGAGTGCGCTCATAGGTTTATTAAACCCGATGTTAAAGTCAAACGTGAGGATAATCGGATGTTCTGGTTTAATCGTATAGTCTTTTTGTATGAAGTTTTGATCGGGATCATATTCACTGTATATAACCTCTTCATTGATAGAGATCCACTGGCCATAAAGATACCGGAGGGCTTCTTTATGAGGAAGGTCTGCTTTGAGCTGTTGGATATAAACGGGATCGAGAAACGGGTTATCACTCGTAACGGAATACAAAACCCTCCTAGATTCAATTTCCTTGCTTCCATTTATAAAGTAATCGTAAAGCCAATGCTCTGGGCTTCCTGGGTTTGTGGCTGCTATTAGAAAGTTTTGTGGGACGCTTGGTATACGTCTTAAGCGAGCCTTGATTGTCATAAAGGCTTCTTTATCTCGCTCGTCGTTTTCGGCAGCCTCTTCAAAAATAAAGCCTGATATTTTGAGAGACCTAAATTTCATATAGCGACGATCAGCCCAGGAGCCAGAGATGATCGAGGATCCATTCGAGAAATGTATTTCAGCAGTAGAATGTGCTACTGAATAGTCTTGTCCTTCTCTGATTGACGGGCTTTGCAGATGTTCAAGGATTTCGTTAAAGATCGTTTTTTTAAGATCAGGCAGAGCCCTTCTACCAAGAAAAACCCTAGCTCCAGGATAGTTAAAACAATGCACGATAGCAATATGGGCCATGATTATGGATTTACTTGAACC